CTTTGCACCGCAATTAAGGCTGGTTCCGTAGCTCAGCTGGATAGAGCAACGCCCTTCTAAGGCGTGGGTCTTGCGTTCGAATCGCAACGGAATCACAACGAAAAGGCAAGTAGTCGATAAAAAGGCTGCTTGCCTTTCGTTGTTTAGCTGGGTATCAATGACTTACTACCTTATCGATTTCGGTAAAATTTGTGCAAAAGGTAGGTAACATAGCAGAAACACGGCTTTCCGTAACTACACTTTCCCAGTGGATAGAAATAATTTAGAAAACAAAAATGAGTACAGTAAGAGTCATCCAAAACAAGCAGAGGTTGACCAAAGAGGGCAATGCTCCGCTATATATAACCTTTTATCTCAGTAAGGAAAAGTTGATGCTTCCTTGCAAGGTGTCTGTACCCGTCACTAAGTTTGACGAGAAAAGCGGGCTCCTCAAAGGGAACAGCAAAGAGGCAAAAGATATCAATCTCATCGTGAATAATCTGAAGGCGCGTGTCAACGATATACTGGTTAAGTTCCGATTAAGGAACCAAGCTTTGACGAAAGAAATATTCATGAGGGAGTATAATAATCCCAGCGATTACAAGACTTTCCACGACTTTGTGAAGGAATATATGAAAGCCTATAGCCGGCGCATAGAGATGGGGACACTCAAGCACCATCTAAGCTGCATGAAAAAATTCAAGGCATACAATGAGCTGTTACAGTTTCGTGACCTCACTCCCGAATTCCTAACCGATTATTTGATTTACATGAAGAAAGAGCTTGGGAATACTGAGATAACCGCACAACGAAATATGTCTACTATCAAGATATATGTTACCGCAGCTTATAGGAAGGGCTTCCTTGATGAAAATCCCTTTCAGGAGTTTCATATCAAAAGGATAAAAAGTGATGTGGACTATTTGACGGAGGAAGAATTGATGCAGTTCGTGCAGTTATACTATCAAAGAACATTGCCGGAAAAGCTTCAGCTGACTTTGGCCTTCTTTCTTTTCATGTGCTTCACAAGCATGCATATAACAGATGCCCGTATGTTCTGCATCGAGCAGGTAAACAATGATGTGTTGACGTACTACCGCGTGAAGAACCGGAACTGCAAACCGGAACCGATAAAGATTCCAATGCCGATACCAGCAGAAAAACTTCTGGAAGAATGGGCAGAGGGTAGGGAAGAAGGACGTCTGTTCAGGAACGTTCAATGTGACCAGGTCGTTAACCGCCAGTTAAAGGCTATTGCCAAAGAACTGGGAATTAACAAAAAAATATCGGCCAAGACGGGAAGGCATACGTTTGCGACCATTTATCTCCGGAAAACAAAAGACTTGTCCAGCCTACAAAAATTGCTTGGACATAGTAATATCCGGGAAACGATGATTTATGCGCACGTCATGGATGAAAGCAAGCGGGAAGGTATGCAATGTTTCAATAGCTTCACCCTATAATAGGGGTCAAAAGCCGTACAATCGTGCGGATAGTTGATAACATCTTACTTATCAAAGGAATGCGGCTGCACCAATTTGTACAAGTCCGTACAAAAGGAGGTGCAGCCGCACGAATTTATGCTCTCTCGTACATCACCCAATAGGGTTGTCCTGCCAAGTATTCTACATGGTACCCGGCATCGGAAAGTTGCTTGGCCAGCTCCATCGGAGCGACATTAACAATGTTCGACAGCTCATACACCAGTTCAGCGGTAGTTTTGTAACATTTTTGTGAAGTGGCACCGATGGGAGAATAGTTCTGTCCCAGAAAGTCAGCCATAGCTTTCTGCCGTTCAGCTTGTTGCTTCTCTAATTCGTCCTGCTTGTTCGGTTCTTCGTCGTTTTGATAAGAACGGAATCCTATCTTTTTGCTCATTGTACGCCTCCTTTCTCTTCTTCCGGAGTCAAGTTTCTTATCATGGATGATACGATACGCAAATCACTTATTACGGATATAATGTCATCAGCACTAACTTCATTACCGACCTTTAAGTCCAGGATTAATCCGGTGGCTTTGTCTATGGAATTGCAAAAAGCATAAGCACCGCCACTCTGCAAAATCGAGATGGTTTCGCTGATGGTGGAAGTTAATATGATGTTGTTGATTTCGGTATTCATTTCTCACCCCCTTCCCCATTAGCCTTTAGGGCATTTTGCATGCAAGCAATGATTTCACGTAACTCATCGGCAGACATATCGCAAGCTATATAATTACCACCATACGACAACATATAATTATATTCATCGGTGTTGGTAGCTGAATGACTGCGTTGGCTCGTTACAAATATGCCATCTTCGCTGATTTTTTTATGTTTGCTCATGCCTCGCCTCCTTTCTCTTTCAGCATATTCGCTTGCTCACTGAACTGATAAACGGAACGTACTTTGCAAATATCGAGAAAGAATACCGTGTCCGGGCATCCACCACTTATGACATGTGCCTCGATGCGTATAGTACAGTCACGTCCCAAAGGAGTAGCAGTACATTTCATACGTTTCATCTTGGGGTGTTCGGCATTGATGCGGTTAACCACATCGCCTATTTCATGCTTGAGTGCATCCAGGGAAAGTTCATCCTTGATAAGAACGTTTTTATACTTCTCTACATAATCAATAACCTTTTTCCATGCCCGGTTCTTGGGGGAATAGGTCTGCAGATGGTAAACAAAGAACATCATGCTTTGCCTCCTTTCTCATTAAAGGTGATGTTGACTGTCCCACCATTGACATAGATGGAAATGGATTTGTCGCTACGTGCTGCACGGATACGTTTACGTCCGGCGCACAGTTCAATACCCAGCTGGGCAAACAGTTCTTGAACCTTCTCTGCGGATACGTAGCGTCCGTGGGCGCTTTGATTTGATTTTCTCATACTAATGGATGTTTCGCTAATAGGCAGAAAAACGGCTGCCATTTCCCGTGTCGCGAAACATCCATTAGTATCCATGCCGGAGCATTGAAATAATGTGGGAAAGACAGCCGTATAAGCTTGTTGATAAGCAAACTTCTACATATCTTCAGTGTGGGCATAAAAAAAGCCCATTAACTTATGAGCATTAACCGCGCTCTACGGCATGGACAACATTCCATGGATGTTTCGCATTGCAAATATGCGGGTTTATTTTGGAATGGCAAAAGAAAAGCGGAGATTTTTTGTTTCTCCGCTTTTAATGTCACATTAAAAAGTTATACTGGCAGACAACCCACCTGGTGATGCTGACATTTTCAGGTATTTACCTGCCAACCATTCATAACGCAAACTCGAAGCATACAGAATGACAGCAGCCGCTCCAAAAATGACACTGGTTCCAGCAACAGCCACTTCATAGTCTTCGCTGTTATTAAAGAACCAGATTCCTCCACTGACGGCCGCACATGCTAAGGACGCTGTTTTGAATCGGGAAGATTTAAGCATCATGTGCCCAGCTTCAAATTGTGGATTCCCCACATCTGTTCTCAATTTTAACGACTGCATAAAAGTCATTGGCTGTTTTTCGGCATTTGGATTCTGTCCGTTGATTCTCTCTCGATGTCCTGGAGGCATTTGCCTCTCGGTTGTTTCTGTGTTTCTACGATTTTCACGTCTCATTTCCGGACGTTCTTGTGCAAAAACAGTGTTTGCCACTAAGGACAGAACACAGATTAAAAATAAAACTCGTTTCATATTCAATTATTTATAGTACTTTTGTGAAAAAGGAATCATCCATGGAGAAAAAGTTCAAATTATATTTCTTATTGTTGTTCATAGTGGCTCCCTTCATATTGGGGAGCGTTTTCACTATCCTAATAATGCAGTTATTAAAACGGTAATGACAGACCCTATCAGTGTAGAAACGAAAGAAATCAGAATGGCAGCGGTCTTGCTTTCTTTCCACCATTCCTTTATGGATAGTTTCTGCTGATAATTCTTCATTCCCCTGCGTGCCATCTTTTCTCCTTCCGGTGTCAGCCGGAGCCAACCTTCACCAAGCAGGGAAACCAGCTTATAGTCGTCTATCAACGTGTCGAGTACGAAGTTGATGTCTATCTTATCCATTCTTTCTGTGAACTCTTTAAGCAATAGGCTGCGTGCGCTATCCTTGTTTACACGCCCGTCATGCTCCACCAATATCCGTAATAGTCTGTCTGCTATCCTTATTTGTTTTTCAGTCATAGTATTAAAATGGCGAATCCCTTATCAAAACGCGCCCAAAGGTATAGCTACACCTTAATCCGGTTTTACGGATTACGTTTTGAAAAGGGATTCATATTGATAAACGTGTAGCTATGTTATATTGGGCACTGCAAAGGTGTTAATTCTATTTCACATATCCAACAAAGAGAGACAAAAAAAGGCTTCCAACCCGTGGAAGCCCCTCTGTCATTAAAAACCTTACGGCCTCGCGATAGACCGAGAAGTATCTTTCATTATGTCGCCAAGCTCGGATAGAGCTAAAGATAGGGTATTCAGTTCATCAGCGGTGAAGTTGGCTGGTTTACCGTTTACCGCACTTCCGTTAATCCGTTGATATAGCCATTGGCGTGTTCTGCCAAAATAGTGCTGGGCAATATACGACATAGAAGCGAAAGGCAATACTTTTTCTAAGGTCTGCCTGATTTCTACTGTTTTCACAATGGCTTGGGCTTCATTGATTGATTGCCTGGCACCATCTTGGAACGCCTGCGCAAACGCTTTTTTATCTTCCGGTGAAAGCGTCTGCAGAAAAGCCCTGAAACGTTTTTTATGGTCGGCCAATTCCTCCGGAGTATTGCATTTTACATATTCCGACTTCCATTTTCCCAATTCTTTCTGTACGTCCATAAGCCTAAAAATTATATGTTAGAGAAAAAGTAGCCCCCTCAAGGAGGGCTACCGTTTTCATTCAGCTTGTCTTGTGCATCATTCAAGTCATCGAGACAATCATTGATGCCTTCCTCAAGCTCCTCATCGGAAATCCAATCAGTATTCTGAATGTCATCCCAATAGAGGGAAAAGAAGCTGAGGTCTTTTTTCGCAGCTTCAATCCGAGCCTTTAGCTCTTCTTCTTCAGTCATAAAAAGATCGCGATACATTATGACACTGCAAATATAATAACCTTTTGGTAATTACGCAAGGGAAAAAGGAGTTATTTTTGAGAGGCAGATGTCTTTTTAACATTATTATTCTATCCGGTAAAAAGTCCCCTTCAGTACCTTGCTTAATCCATCAACATCTATTTCCGTCTCAATCTTCTCGCACAAATACTGCTTGTTGCCTATAAGAAACACCTTATTCACATCTGGCAGCTTATTGGCTTGGAACTGGATTGTGTAAGGGATATTGGAGTGAAACAGACTGAGTGTCGACAACCGATGTCCGACACTGTCCGGACAAACATCGTTCAAGCTTAGGGAATACGGAAGGAAGTCCGTGAGCTGTGCTTCGGTCTTCTGCTGGTAGTCCGTAAAAGGATAGGCATAATCATAGGCATGTGTCTGACCGCTGTAAGTTACGTTCTGCCGGTTGAACTTGCCGGTATTGACAGCCACTTCCATGTGCCCGTTTTTTTCCTGCTTCTCCTTCTGCTCCACGTCACCGTTTATGGCTTCCTGGACATTGAAGCGCTCCTGCTTGGCAACGATAGCCTGGTAGCCCACCGTGGGTATGTTCAATACCATGGAGGTGTACGGACGGGACAAATCGTAATCAGCTACAGAGCCATACACGCCGACATTGAACTGAATAATTTTAGCCGGGACGATTCCGAGTGAGGTCTCCACATCGGACGATTCCGGGTCACGGATTAAATCCGCATACAAATTGACTTCACGCAGCGTATTCTTATCATTTTCATTGTAGTTGATATAATACCGTTTACCAACAATAAAGATTGTACTTTTCTTGTCACTGTCACCCATTCCGTTGTATGCGGCCAGCATTGCATCGTAAGAATCATATTCTTGTTTGTATGCAGCTTCTATAATGTCCCTTTCAATTCGCAGATAGCCGTCATCCGTATGGGAAGGCAGATTGTAGCCCACATTGCCAGTGCTCAAGTCTTTCTCATTCTTTTCATCTTCAATATCCACAGTGAACTCCCGTAGCAGGGAAGATGCAGGAATTATCTCCTTTCCGGATTCTGTAAAATAATCGTTAAGCCCTACGAGACTCACCACTTTGGTGCGTTCGTTGACCACCGTAACCGCACAAAGGAATTTCTCCAGTTCATCAAAGAATTCGGAAACAGTCCAGTGCGGCAATGCGGCGGCCACCCGGTTGCTGCTTACCGCGCTGCATACATAAACGTTCCGCAAGAAATTGTTATCAAAGAAGGAGGTATCGAACGTATAGCCAAAATGCCCCACTATTCTCTTGATGACTGTCAAAAGGTATGGCTGTACACATCGATGGCCATAATAGGGGCAAAGGGTAAAATTGTTCGTGCCGAACTCATAGATTGCATCGTTCTGAAGGTTCTCCCATTTGGCATCTTGATAGAACACCGGCAACCATACAGCTTCAATGTCGTCCACCGAACCGTAGTAGTTCACCATATTGGCAGGTGGCTGGAAACGGTTCTGATTGTTGTTCGGCCAACTGATTGTACCTAAATCAAGTTCGTCAATATACAGATCATCATTCGTCAGCAGATTAAATTCCGCATTACCCGATACGAGCTGTACCTTAACCAGTGCATCTTCTACTGAGAGTAAAACCGCACTGCCGTAAAGCAGGCATCTGGCGTCAACGATGAGTGTGGCCGGAAGGATAGTCTTTTTTTTCGTCACATCCAGTCTGTTCACGTGCTTGAATATGGCATGATTGGCAGGCATGGGGAGTTCTATGTCCAAGGAGTAATTGGAACTGCGGGTGAAATACGGATTCTCGGAGGTGAACGTAATGTTGAACCCTTCAGGAAGGGCGGCCAATTGCCCGTCAATGTATAATTCTGTCATTGCTTGTTGCGTGATTTATTGTTGTTCAACTTCTGATATTCTTTTTGTGCCTGGTTGATACCCCGTTTGCCGGTAACATAAGTTTCCGCTACCAAAGGGGCATCCAGCCTGTTTTTAAGCTTCCGCAATACGCGGGTACATTCTATCAGCATCGCCACCATAGCCGGGTCATTGGTCGTCGTTGTGGCGCTGGCAGCAGGTGCTTTGGCTGGTACGGTACGTGTACTCTTTCCGGAACCTGCTACAGCCGCTATGTCTTCAGCTGTCAGATTACCAACATTACCGCTACGCTGTGCCACGTCAATGGCGTCGAATATCGGTCGCAGATTCGGGTTGGCCACAGCAAAACGGTTGGCGACGAATTCGTTGGAATGCACGATACCTTGCGGCTGGTCCCAGTTACCGGGACTGGTATAACCACCAGTGTAGAAATTGCCGACCATCCCTTTTACTACAGCAAAAGCCGTTTTGATGGCAGCTACTTGGGCAGCTGCTTTAGCGGCACCGATAAAGGAAAATGGAGCTGTTGCCGCCAAATTTTTTGCGGTGATTTCCAGTATGGAGATTTCAATAACACGTTCCAAAGCATCCAGTGCCATCATAATGGTTTCACGTAAGAAATTCTTCAGCGAAAGTTCGCCAGTGGCAATCATTTCACCAATCGTTTCTCCGAAGTCGGAAGCGATATCCGTCACCAGAGAGGCATATTGCCTATGCATTTTCATGGTTTTGTCGTATTTCTCTTTCTCGGCATCGGTCTGGGCTTCGGCCTGCTCCTTCTGTATCTCCGTACGTTGTTCCTCAGTCAGTTGGTAGTTGTGAAGCAAATCATTCCAATACCGTTTCCGAATCTCGTTCACCTCCTGGGAGAAATCCTCCTCGGAAGTCAGGTTCCTATAATGATAGGAAGCTGCTTCTTCCAATTCGATACGGAGTTGTTTCTGACGAACTGAAAGGCGTTCTTTGGCAATCTTGTCTGATGCTTTCTGACGCTCCTTTTCTGTCTTTTCATCCTGTTTTTTACATTCTTCATTGAACTTGATTTGTGCCTCCAGCATCTTTACCTGCAACTTCTCACGTTCATGCGGCTCCAGCCCCATTATCGCCAATTTCTCATCCAAAGTCTTTTTCTCCAAATCTATCTGAAGGGCAGTATATCCCTCGTTAGTCTGGATTTCTCCCTCAAGATAAAGCTTCTGGAGATGGGTGAGCTGTTGCATGTGGTTAGTCTCTATATCCTCCAATTCCTTGCTGACACGTTTTTTCCGCTCTTCTTCAGATTCAGAACCTCCACCACTGCCACCGTTTCCGGTAATTGTTGGAGAATCTGGAGTAATAGTCTTGTATTTATCGTTGATGGCAAGCAACTGGGAGGTATAATCCTGCATCATCTGTTCGTAATACCGAACGTTATCGTCAAGACGTTTTTTCTGGGTAGCCCATACGCGGTATGCAGTGGGTGATATCCCGTTGACTGTTGCAAGTTCCTCAACGGACTTGTCCATATTGATGGGGTCATTTATCTCCCATTCGAGATTTTTAAATTTCATGGCATCGGAACCGTTCTCCTGAATCCATTCTGACCTTTGTGCCAGGGCTTCTTGTAATTTGGCATTGGCCGCTTGCTGTTTGGCTGTGAGCAACAGCTTTTCTACATAACCGTCCAGCGCTTGCGTGTTGTTGTTGATAAGCACCCCCTCTTCCGTCAATGAAGCATGATATTCCGGAACAATGGACTGAATATCTTCTAATGCAGCCTTCCGTTTTTCATATGGTTCTTTAGAATCCTCAAGTACTTTCCGTAAAGCATCCAGCTTATTTTTTTCTTCGCTAATGCTTTTTTCAGCCTCTCTATTCATAACCACCAGTTCCTTTTGCCTACGTGCTGCAGCAGAAGTACGCTGAGCGTAGATATACAGTCCTGTTGCTGCGGCTGCAACGGTTGTGGCAATAGCACCAAAAGGATTTAATCCTAATACCGCCCATGCTGCCCGTGCCGCTTTAGTTGCGGCAGAGAAGCGGAAGGTTAAAGTCTCCAGCGCTGCTCGGAAAAGTAGTGTACTTGCTGCCACTGTCCGGGTTACGATATTATGAGAGCGCATCTGTAATATCAACCTGCCTATTGCCTTGTAATCTCCTGCCAATGCGTCGTTCAAAGCAGTGGTGGCTACCCGATAAGCTGTTTGGATGGCAATTCCTGCTCGTAAGACTAAGTTGTAAGTAGTATGATAAAGGGATATGAGCTTTAATGTGGTATAATAAGCTGCCAAAGGAACCGTTAGTGTTATTACTATTGTGCCCCATTTTTTGCACCAGTCAATCAATCCCGGCAAATATTTGAGCACATTGGTCAGCATATTCGTACTCACCGTCAGAGCCGGATTCAACTTCTCGCCAAGGTCAATGGCTGCCAGCTTCATCTTATTACGTGCCTGCTCCAGTTTGGCCTGTGCAGTATCACTGTTTATGGCCGCCTGCTCATACGCCACATTGGTACCGGTGACGGCAGCGGTGAAGTCTTTCACCATCTCTGTGTTCTGAAGGATTACGGATGCGGTATTGTAGCCTTCCTCCCCGAACATTTTCTTGATGGCGCCTGCGTCCATGTTCTTGTTCTTCAGATTCTCCAGTGCCTTATCCAACCCGACGATTTTGGGGTTGGTCTCGTCTGCTCCGGTCTGAAGAACCAAAAAGAATTTCTTCAATCCCGTTCCGGCCACTTCATCCTTTATACCTCGATAGGCAAGCGTTTCAATCAATGCGACCGTCTGTTCAATGGGAACATTGGCCGAAGCCGCTGCGGTACCTGCATTCCGGATAGCCTTTGCCTGGCTTGCGATATTGGCGGAACCTGCCTGGGAGCCGGCAGCCAATACGTTGGTAAACCGTCCTGCCTGGTCTGCTGCCGCCCCATATTGGTTGAGTGATAAGGTAAGTGAATCAACCGCTTCGTTCAGGGTAATGTCCTTGGCTGCCGCCTGCAACCGCATGGCTTCCTCCGTAACAGCCTTGAGCGCTTCCTTGTCACCAAGCAGTTCCGGCTTGGCCGAACCGACCAGCATGAACGCATCCAGGATTTCGGCTGCCGACTGGCGGACACGCAAGCCCTCTTTTGTCATGGTGGTGGAAAGCGTCTTGGCCTGCCCGGTCAACCAGGCAATGCTGTCATCATCAAGTCCGGTCAAGGCTTTCAGCCCGGCCTGGGACTCCTCCAACTTGTTGCGTTCGTCTCTGATGGCGCGCAAGGCAAGGGTAAAACCGGTCAGGAAACCTATTACGGACAAGATAACTCCACCGAAACGGTTGAACCAGTCTACCATACTGCCAATACTGACAGTCGCTTTCTTGGTTTCGGTAGTGATGCCTTTTATCTCCTGGCGATGCCGTTTTAAAATCCCCTGAAGATGCTGTATCTTCGCCATGGTGCGGTTGTATTCCTCAGAGCCGCGTGTCATTTCCTTAATGTCACGCTGTAGGCGTTTCATCTCCAAATCAATGGAATTGATGTCATTCTTAATTTCCTTGCCATCGATGTACAAGTAGACACCTCTTTTGACAGTCTTGTCACTTTTTGCCATAACGTTTTTCAATTGTTATTTTATCAAACTTCTGAAGCACATTCTTGAGTGCCTGGTCACCGTAATACTCTCCGGATAAATCAGCCAGTGATTCGATGTTATCCACAATGGGAGGGTCTAACCAGGGTAGGGGACTTCGCCGGATAACGGCATAGTGTTCATCAACGGTACGCATGCGCCGGATGCGATATTCAGAAACACGTAGAGAACGCAGTTCTTGACGTTTCTTCTTATCGCTCCATGCCGAATGTCCCTTCATTATAATTCCGTTCTTGACGATATATCCACGCCCGGCGCCATATTCCCGGTAGGCACCATACCGGGCAAAGCAGAAACCCAGACCGACATAAGCCGGTCCACCTTCACGGTCTTTCAGCCAACGGGATTGCAGTTCCCTACGCAATCTGCCGGTTGCGTGTGTCCGTTGTAGAATATTTACGGAGGTATTCTTGACTTTCCACGTCCAGTTCTCAACTCCTCGATTGAATTTCTCGGAGGTCATTAAACTCTTTTCTTCAGTTATTGCCATAAAAAAGCCTTTAGTTCCGGACACAAAACTAAAGGCTGAAAAGAGTGGAAAAAAGGACAAGAATTCAACGGACAGAGAACTTGAAATCATTGACCCGGTTCAGCCATCCTTTCCGGAATACGAGCTGCGACGGGTCCCTTTTACAGATTTCTTCAATAAACCGGATTCTGTCTGTCTTGATAGCTTCGAACAGCTGCCGTTGGTTGGCCAGATTGATACTTGCAACCGTCTGAGGACCTACGATGCCGTCTACATTGATTTGCAGTAGTTGTTGTACCCTTGTGATACCGGGACGTCCGGAGGCCCACACCCAATCCACACAGATATTCGCAATGGACTGGTTGTGTATGAAGTCCGCTTGGTAACGGTCCCAATAATACTTCTTGAAAACATGAAAAACGTCGTCCGGAGTAATCATGCGTAAATCATCTGCATCAATGTCTCCGTCACCATCCTTGTCATAACCGCATGCTTTCCACGTAGACAAGGTTATCCCCATATTGGTTTTGCCACCTTTGTCATTTTTGTGGTCACTCCATCCACCTTCCCATTTGCGGATGACCTTGAATAAGATTTCTGCTTTTGCCATAACTATGAATTAAAAAACAGAGGCAAAAGTAATGTATGACTTAATTTTTATGTAGGACATGCATTCTTCGCAAATGGTCATCAAGAGTTTTAGGATTGCACTTCAACTTTCGGCAAATAGCGGCTTTACTATAACCATAGTCGAGCATAGTTCTAATGAGAGGTTCCTTTCCAGTCAGCTTGTAATGCGTGTTTTTATCCCCCTTTTTTCGACCAAGTCGTATTCCTGCAGCTTTTCTGTAAGCAAGGGC